ACATTACAGTGATTTTGTTTGTCACCCTAGCGGAAAGATTCCAATTCCTTATAATCCTTCTATACCGACAAGATAAGGTCAAAAATGGCAGCTCTGTTTATTCAATCTGGAAATGCTTTGGTAAGCCGAGTAGCAAATTGGGTTGGAGCTGTTCCTAGTGCTTTAGCCGTTACTTTGACTAATTCAACAGGCGGCTATTACAACGTCTTAACTCCTTCGGCAAGCCCTTTGGGACAAGTAGTTCCAGGCGATTTTATTGGGCCAAGCACAATGCTGCCCTATACGATTGTTATTTCAGTAACCTCTACTGCAATCTTGGTTTGTGATCCTGATAGCGTTTGGGCCAACACACCTTATCCGTCTACCATTCTAAAATTGCCTTCGCAATCTTCAATGGAAATATTGACTTGCATCCAGAACGCAGAGATGGCTATGCGGGTCATTGAACTGCCTGCGCTTCGTAGTGATCCCTACAATCTTTTAACCCCATCTATTTTGACCACAGATGCCCAAGGCATGGCAGATATACCAACTGACATGAACTGGCCTATTTTATTTTTTCAAGATACGCAGCCATCCAACCAACCTGCTAGCGCAACAAACGTAGGCCCTTGGATTGTCTATGATCGTGTTGGTGATCGTGAAATCATCCGTAGGCGCATGATTGACCAGTTGTACATTCGTCCATTTGGTGTGCCAAGGGTTATTCGTGCTTCATTTTCTGAAGTTGGTGGACGATATGTGTTTTCTCCCAATCCTGGTGAAAACGTAACCATCAAGGCATATTACCAACGGTCTTATAAGTTATTGTTTTCACCTACAAATAACAACCTTGATCCTATTGTGCAGAACAATGAAGCTTTGGCTTCATTTCCTGAAGGCTATTTATATAGCACTTTGTCTGCATATTATGACAAGAACAAAAATACTGATGAAGCTCAAAAATGGAAGTCACGATTTGATGATGCTTATGGTCTAATTGCAGATCAAAACTTCAAAGATAAATGGCGTGGTGGTGACCAGCATTTGACTTCAGAATTTCAACCTAGAAGCCTTCGTTACAGCTTCAAGTAAGGAAAATATATGGCATTCGGTAATTTGTTTGGTTCTGGCGGCGAATCTAATAGTTTGTATGGAACTTCATTAACTAGTGGTAGTTCTATTCCTGCCGCATCGTCTTTTATTTATTTTGAATGGTTTATTTTTAAAGTATCTACAAGCCAGCCAGCAACGCCTACTGGCGGCTCTTGGGATTTTTTAACCAATACAGGTGTGCCGCCTACAGGTTGGGTAAGTAATTATTCTGGAGTTCCGCTAGACAATATGTGGTTTTCTATTGCATTTGTTGATTCACGCAATCCAACAGGCTTTAGCTGGTCAACCCCAGGATTAATTTCAGCTGCCACTTCTATATATGCATCTTCTTATGCAGATAAATTTACAGGGAATGGTTCAACAACCGCATGGACTTTGTCCGCAGATCCAGTAACCATTAATAACCTTGACGTAAGCGTTAACGGTGTTACACAAACACCTACAACTGATTACACAATTTCAGGCACAACATTTACCACAACAACTGCCGCACCACTTGGATCAATTCTTTTGGTCAAGTATCGTCAAGCATTGCCAAACTCTTATTATGGTGCGGCATCTAATGTCGGCTTTACACCATCTAGTTGGATTGCATCATCTAACGTGCAGTCAGCATTAGCTGAAGTTGCAACTGATATTTCTGCTACTGATGGTGTAAGCGGATCTAATCTTGTTGGTTATAAATCTTCTGGCACTGGTGCTGTGGCAACCACAGTGCAAACTAAATTGCGGCAATATGTAAGCGTTAAAGACTTTGGTGCTGTTGGTGATGGCACGACTAATGACACCGCAGCCATCCAAGCAGCTTTGGATTATGCGAATACACTTGGCAACGCAGCTTTAATGTTTGAGCCAGGGGTATACAAATGCAATACTGGATTGACGCTTTACCCAAATACAGTTGCAGTCAAGGGTAATGGCGCCAAGATTGATTTTAGCGGCATGACTACTGGCTATGCAATTTCATTTAGCCAATCTATAACTGATGCAAACATTCGCAATGCAGTAAACAAAGCGCATCCTGTCAGTGACCTTTACATGGTTGGCCCAACAGGGTCTGTGCCCGTTACTGCTATTAAAGCAATTGACCAAAATCCTATTAGCGGATCTTACTGGCTTTCTGGTATTACGTTTAATAGTTGCTCGTTTGCAAACTTCAAACGCTGTGTTGAATTTGGTAACGGCTCATTTTTGTTTACTTTTTATGCTTGCAGCTTTTATACATTAAGCGGTACTGGATACGACTACTGTTTGTATATGCCTTCTGCCACCAATGCAGGAGAAAACAATGAGTTTATCGCTTGTTATTTTGGCATCACAATAGGTTCAATTCTTTTACAACAAAACGGTAATGCAGCTACATATTTTAAAGGATGTTCTTTTGACTACGCAGTAAATGCGCTATATGTTCAAGCCGGGGCTGTATATTGCGATGGATACATTGAATCCAGTACGGACACAGATTACTGGATTAAATTAAGCGGAGCAAATACGGTAGTTCGTTTGTCTGGTCAAGTTACCGTATCTGGTAACAAGTCAGCTTATGAGTTGTTTTATGTTGACTCAACGGTGGTTGATGGTGGCCTTGTTTTAGATGTTTTTATTAGTTTTGGCCCTATAACCTACGCCCCTCCAAGTAGAAATATTATTGCGGGAACAGGCCGCACACGCTGCGTCTTTACTTCAACAGGACAAGCAACTGTTCACCCTGCCATTGGTGGGGGATTAAACTTCTTGGCTAACGGTGGTTTTGAATCTGCGTCTTTGACTGATTGGACTTTGACAGGAACAACACCTCCAGCACGGTCTACTGCTCAAGCCCATGCTGGCACTTATTCATTGGCGTTTACTGGATCATCAAGCAATACACCAGCAGCAACACGAAACATTCCATGCCAGCCTGGGCAAATGTTTACAGGCGGTTTGTGGTATTACTGCAATAACATCACTGGAACTAGCGGAACTTTTTATATTCAATACAATTTCTTGGATGCTGGAGGCGCGTCTATTTCTGGCGGTTCTAATTTGACTGTTACCAATAATCAGGGAACATCTTGGTTGTATTTGCAACTTAGCCCACAAGTTGCTGCACCTGCTGGAACAGTTAATGTGCAATTGTCTATTTCTGTATTTGGTACTGTTAGTGGCTCACCTGTTGCTTACATTGATGACGTAACCTTGGCAGTTGTTTAATGGCTAACACCAAAATATCAGCACTGACCTCTGCTACCACGCCTTTAGCGGGTGCGGAAACTTTGCCTGTTGTTCAAAGCGGCGCTACCAAACAAGTGTCCGTTGCTAACTTAACTGCTGGTCGTACCGTTGCGGCAAGTTCGTTTCTTGCACCTAGTATTGGTGCTGATACTGGCTCTTCTTTAAGTTTGCAAAGCAATGGAGCAACTAAAGCAACATTAGACACTAGCGGAAACTTAGGTTTAAACATAGTTCCTAGTGCTTGGGCAACAACAACTAATGCGTTAGAGTTTTATAGCGGTGCATTGTATTCATTAACTAATGGCAATGCTATTAGACTAATGCAAAATGCCTACCAAGGAACAGGTGGGTTTGTTTACAGTCAAACTAAAGCATCTGCATATTATCAATTAAATCAAGGCGTACATTATTGGTATACAGCGCCGTCTGGAACGGCGGGGACTACCGTGACGTTTTCATTGGGAATGATTTTAAATAATTCCAACAATTTAGGTGTTGGAACATCAGCCCCAAATTTTAGAATTCAATCTACTGGCGGCGACATTTTTGCAACTGATGGCACTTATGCTGGCCCCAATACTTTGATTGGTTCGGGTGTAACAAGCGATTCTGCAAATAGTGGGACTGCACCTGGGTTAGATATGCGGCGCTGGACAGGCTCATCTCTTATTCACGGTGTTGGTCGTATTGGTACAGACTCAACTGGCGCAATCAATTTCTATAACGATTCAAAATCGACAAACACGCCAGCGACAACAAAAAAATTAGTATTAGATATTAACGGCAATTTGATTCCTCAAGTTGCTGGTACTGGCATCAACTTTACTGCCAACACCCCACAAGCGGGAATGACAAGCCAGTTGCTGAATTGGTATGAAGAAGGTACTTGGACGCCTAACCAAGGTGCTGGACTGACTGTTGTAGGTACGTTTAGCTCATCAGGAAAATACACGCGCATTGGTAGACAAATAACTGTTAGCGGAACCGTATCTGGAGGCACAACAGTTGCTATTGCTTCGGCAGGTGTTATAACAACAAATCTTCCTTTTACTGTTGGAACAACTGGGCACGGCGGCGTTGTTAATGCCACAGTAACTGCATCCGCAGTGGTGATATGTACTGGTACAAGTCTTACATCATCTGGTGCTATTGCATCAACAACTTCGGTAACATTTACCGCCGTTTATATTATTTAAAGGTTGTTATGTCTCTTACAAAAGTTTCATGGTCAATGATTGACACTCAAAGCGATACAGCAACAAATATTGCAAGTATTACATCGACAATAAATACTGCTGGCAAATACTCAGGATTGTATATTTGGGATACAACGAACCATAGACTAATGCGTGCTGAAGGTTCTGCCGCTGCTGACAAATGGTATGTTGTAGATGGTTCTGCGTCAGTTACTCCAGCATAAGGATTGACCATGTTTGAAAAAACAACCGTTGTTGACCGCATTGAAGTATTGGCAGACCACACTGTCGCTGTGCGGTATGTGGTGACTGTCCTTGAGGACGGCAAACC